TTTATGCGAATGCGGCGATATGATAGTGATCATGTTCAGTACTTTACATAACGCGGCAACTGGTTACGTTATGTAAAGTAATTGTAGTGGCTATGATACTTCTCGCATCAATAGAAAAATACAATGACCAGTTAGGTGCTAGGAGTGTTTTTTGTGTTATTGTGTAGTTGTACTTACTTGATTCACCATACAGAGTTGATTCACCATACAGAGGAATATAAAATCATGAATGCATATACAGAGAATGGCTACGCCAGTCGGCGAGATTATTTGGACTCACTTGCTGAGGACTTCGATATTGATAGAGATACAGTGTACATGATGGCGGACCTACTAGGCCCGACAGAGGATTTTGACGGACTGGTGACCAGCCTGGAAGACTTTGATTATTAAACCCGAGCCAGCGCCGATCGGCGCTGGTAGCTAATCACTATATACAGAGAGAAATAAAATGATTAAATTATCTATAACAAGTAAGCTCGATGGAATACGCTCATGGTCACTCAATGCATTAGACACTTGCCCTGGCAGCATTGCCAGCCCTGGTGTACTTGTTGATGCATGCAAGGGTTGCTATGCCACCACTGGAAACTATCGGTTTTCAAATGTAAAGGCACCACGTGATCACAATAAACTGGACTGGCAGCGAATCGATTGGACTGATGACATGGTGCAAGCTTTGGATTCTGATCGCTATTTTCGCTGGTTCGATTCAGGTGACGTTTACACTTTAGCCTTAGCCGAAAAAATACTTGATGTAATGATTCGCACACCATGGGTAAAGCATTGGTTGCCTACACGTATGCATAAATTCCCGAAGTTTCGCCAAGTTTTTACAGCCATGCAAGCCTTGAAAAACGTTGCTTTGCGGTTTTCTTCGGATAGTGTAACGGGACAATATACCAAGGGGTTACATGGTTCCGTGATCGTGCCAGTAGCCGAAGACGTTAAACGTGGCATGACATTGTGCGAAGCTTACGCCAATGAAGGCAAGTGCAATGGTTGCCGTGCGTGCTACGACAAAAAAGTAAAAGTGATTGCCTACCCGGCCCATGGTAGATCAATGGCGAAAGTGATTAGAATCATCAAGGCAGCATAATCAGGAGGAAAGCAATGTTAGATTATCGCGTAAAAATTACAGTCGTTCAGACGCACTACGTGACACTGAGCGCGCACAATGAAGACTATTTAGACGATGAGGTGGTCGATGCTGTCGAGCGATTGGGTTACGACCATACTGTCGAATTTTCACATGAAATCGAAGAGGTTTTTTTAGGTGAGGACTAAGCAATGACAACCGCAACCACGAACGACCAGAGTGAAGAGCTTCTGATTCTAGCAGTTTACGCAGGCATGCTTAGGCATGCGTGTCAGTCCGCGCTAGATCTACTGCAGGATTCAAACGCTGATCATTTTGATGCTCACAAGATCGAGCGATTATTAATCAAAGCATTGGAGAGCGAATAATGTATTACTTAGCAGAATACTACACCCACCGATTCGGGACTTTTCAAGCAATAGCAGACACGCGAGCCGATGCGGTCGCGCTCTTAAACGAAGGGCTGAAAATCCACGCACAAGAGTACGCTTTGCAGGATTGGATTGACGCGGACAATATAGACGTCAAGGCGTTTCGATTTGACTCAGTCCTACGTGACAGTCTCGGGATAATTAAGGTCCCGCAGGGACTTTTACATGCTTAAGCGCGTGTTTTGGGACACGGTCGCGGTCGCGCTTGGCGTGACTGCGTTTTTATTAACGTTGTTTTTATAAAGGGAAATCATGCCAGATAAGGGAATGCTTCAGACAATCAAGCGCCTAGTGCTCTTTGTGCTCGCGCAGGCAGCCATGGGTGCCGTGTTCAAAGACAAGAACAAACGCAAACGCTAACCGATAAACCTCAACAGCGGCCTTACTGGTCGCTTTTTTTTGTCAGTTGTAATGCGAGGTCAGGCCAGTCTATTGCATTCAATTGATAGCAGGCCATGGGTTCAAGCTTCACGCCATGCTCGACCAGGTCAAGGGTTTGGTGGTTGCTGTACAGTCGCAAAGTAGCAGGCTGCTTTGAAGTGGGGCTTGGGTGATACTCCACCAAGATAAAGGTCGGACAGACCACGGTCGCGTGTTTAGCATGGAAACTAATCTGATGAGGGGATAGATTCACTTTTAACCCCTTCGCCACCACCTTCAATTCGACCATCAGGAACTTCGAATTTAAAGCTACCAAAAGGTCTGGCGTCCCCAGACTTACCCTCGACTCGATCCGCGTCAGGATCGCCTGAGTCAGGTTCCTTTTGATCCTCTGGTAGAGCTTCGCTTCCGGTGTCATTTTCAATTGTCCTTACATCAATATCTTCAATAGTACCTTGGGCGCCGCCATATATCTTTTTGATCTCTTCGAGCTTGCGCATGACTTCGTCCTTGCTCATGCTGTCAATCGTGCCGTGCCTAATCTCTTTACGATCCACGTATATGCTGCCCAATGCTTGGCCACGCCGATATTCTGCGGTTACAGCAGCACCATAATTACCCGCTTCCAATGCTTTATCACGAATGACCATCAGGTCGCGCATATGCCGCTCATAGGTCGTGCCGTACTTTTCGGCCACTTCCCGCCTGAATTCCTTGATCGCGGCCACCACGTGGGGATTTTTAACCGGATGTGTCAGGGTGTTGGCTACACGCACAGCCATGTTTTCGGCATACCCTGCCCGAAGGGCCGCCTCTCTAGGGGTAACGTGACCTTCTCCGGCAACAAGCTCCTGGACAAAAGTCCACTCCCGACTAGTCAGGCTCTTTTTCTGGTCTTTTAATGCGCCTACTTCAGTCGCCAAGCGTTCTTCCATGCGTGGGGCATACAAGGGGCTTTCCAGTGTCGGATCGTGCTTCAAGGCTTTCGGCTGCCGTCCGCGAGTCCTGCCCGATGTGGGGCCACTCATTACAAAACCCTCCGCACAACCCATACAGAGTAGTTGGTAGGCATTGGGCGCACAGTAAAGACTCTGGTCGGATATCTGCGTTTAAAGCTCTTTAAAGCATTCCTAACTTTAGTGGCCGTCTCTTTATCGTGGACCTTAAAGTAATCGTTGGTCACCAAGGCCTTGAACGGATAGCGCGCACGGCCGCCAAGTGATCGACCTAACACATGTTCGCGGCTCGCGATTCCTGGTCCTTGAACCTCTTTATCAAAATGTCGTGGCATTTCAGTATCTCCAATTGACGTAATAAACACCTGTAAGAGCCGTAAGCACCCCTAACGGCCGTGATAAAAACACTCTTAACATTCCCGATGATACTGTAAAACACACTACTAAGCAAGAAAAACACCGCATACACAACAAAAACCCGTTACCCAAAACACCCAGAACAGACGTAATAAACACCTCTAAGTAAATCCGATTTAACTCCTTTTTTGGCAATAAGTACCCCCTAAGACCTCCTTTTTTGCCCAAGAACACACCACTAGGCATAACATTACGGCAAAAAACAGTAACGTAATGAAAAATATTACGTTAAACAGTACAAGGGGTGTTTTATATACGATGTAAAATAATTCTTAGGAAAAAGGCCGCGCGCGAACCCCGTTAAAAGGATACAAACTATACGGCATTACGTTACACCAAACACAGACGTAATAAGTACCCACTCGGAGACCCGCATAAACAAAGGCTCATTACGGCATCACGCTATAGGGGTGTTACGGACGTGTTTTTTTTGATTTTGTTTTTTCATACGTGCCGCACCCCTTACAATTGATTTGACGTAATGTGGCGTAATAAATACCCTCTACGGGAAATAAAACAGCACATGTATTATATTGTCTTACTGTGCTACTATTGGCTCAACGCGTCATAAGACGTGAATACATCAAAAAAGGAGAACCATTATGCCCGTGAGCCGTGGCCCGTCATTAACGCCCCTAGGAGCGCGATCCGTGCTCCGCGCTGCGAGTTACAATCTCAGTGACGTTGAAGTCCTGCGTTTAGCGTCCTTTTTGCCGGCTGAAGTTTTGGTCACTGCTGAGGGACCTTGTGCGGTGCTCGATCCTGTTCATGTTTGTGTTGGTGGAGACCGCGAGCTTGTTCTTGGCTGGTCGGATGTGGAGCTTGCGCAGTAGTTCTGTCCGCTTTCCTGTCCGCTTTCCTGTC